AAATTTAAAATAAAAAGGAGAATTTAAAATATGACAGAATCAACAGCAATGAAACAAGGGACTTTATTTAGTCCAGAATTAGTAAAAGAAATTATGAGTAAAGTACAAGGACGCTCGACTCTTGCAAAATTATCAAATCAAGAACCTATTCCATTTAATGGAACTGAACAATTTATTTTCAACTTAGAAGGAAACGCGCAAATCGTAGGAGAAGGGGAACAAAAAGGAGCTGGAAAAGCTGTACTTACATCTAAAGTAATTAAACCTTTAAAATTCTTATA